AATATCTATTTTTCTTTTCAAGACAAGTGTGTGTATATTCTGTTTCTTGTGGCGAAAATAACCCCCCATATTTTTATGGAGAAAAACAAATATGTTGGGATGAAGCAAATTTTAAAGCAGAATTTTTTGATGTGGGGGTCATATTTATATGAAAAACATAATCTTATTCTTATTCATGGGGAGTAACAAAGAAATCTTACGAAGTGTATCACAACAGATGGAAGTTGATAACCTGCTTGTGTATAAAAGCAAACGAACAGGTAGTTGGTTTAAATGGGAGAAGGAATCTATTGGCAGACCCGAAGCACTAACAAAAGATGAAGTATTTGCTATGCTATCTAATTACGATAACAGAATTATTAATTGGGGTTGTCATATTCTGTTAGATCAAGGTAATATAATTTTAAACAAACCTTCTTCATGCGCTATAGGTAGTAACAAATGGGCTACAAGAAAGGTATGGCAAGAGAATAATATCAAGACTCCTTTCTCAAGTAATGTTCTTTCAGATATGGTAACATTTCCTTTCATTGCTCGCCCACATAAACACGCGAGGCAATTAGAATTTCATGTTATTAATAATATAGGGGAGTTATTGACATTTACTGCAACAAATCTTAATAGAGATAATGTTTCTGAGAACTGGTATTTTCAGAAGATAGTACAAAAGACCTGCGAGTTCAGGGTTTATGTGACAGGAGATAAGGTGGCAACAATCTTCTGGAAAGGCAATGGCGATCAATTACTCTCTTCAAACCAAGAGTGGCATTGGTTGGATGATGTTAATTGGAACGAAGATAAACTCCCCTCTTTACCAATTTATACTGAAGGGTATCGTTTGGAAACATTTAAAAAAGATATAGAGAGAATTAAAGAAGAGTGTATTAAAGCTACCAAAGTCTTAGGTTTAAATTACTCTGGTATTGATGTTGGGTTGAATTGTGGTTGTGAGTGTGAAAGTACGATAAACTTATTTGAATCTAATACTGATCCTGAACTGACCGCTTTACCTATAAAGAAGTTTGCTAAATACTTTGACTCTGTTTTGACTCAAAGTATTTCGGATAGTTTGTGAAACAAACTATAAAGTACTTTGATAGCATATTGCTATAAAAAGAGGGGGGATATTTGGAATACAAGCATATCAATCCAGGCATTTTAAACCTGACTCTTGGACGATAACCTATTTAGTTATGCCAGAAGAATATTTAAACTGTGAATGTGATGAAGAGATTAAAATTCCAGAGTGTCATGGTGAATTTCAATCTTCTGGCGTGGAATCTTGTTATCCTAGAATACTATCTAACTAAACTAATTTAGGGGGTCTTATTATGCGATATTGTATAGTTAAAGACACAAGAAATAATAAGTACAAACAAAAGGCAAGACGCGGTACAGAGTGGACAGAGAATAAAAGTAAAGCACAATTATTTAGAACTAAAGGTGCAGCAACAATTAGTTGTTACGGTTATTCTATTAATCCAGACAGGAGAAAGATAGGAGCGAAGATTATTCTACCTGATTGGATAGAGATACAGCCTATTGAAGTCTTATTATAAGACAGTATAATGGATACTTTAAGAGGATATAAGCTATGACTGATTATGATTTTATTAAAGAAGGTGCGAGAGTAAGAATAAAAACAGAAAAAGAATTATGGAAAACATATCCAAGTAGATATATGCCATATTCTTTAACTTCCGAAATGAAAGAATTGTTAGGTACGACTCAAACTGTGGATTGTGTAAGTATTGTGAACAGGGACGCATATAAATTAACAGTAACTATATGTGGTTGGAGTTGGCCCGAAGGTGCATTACTTTCTTGCACAACCCCTAAAGGAAACACTATTTAAAATAATCATACTGAATATATGTAAAACGAAGTTATTGCTAACTTAGGGAGGATTAAAATTAATGGAAAAAGTATATTTGTTAGTTTATTGTTCTTATGGACAGTGGAGTTTACAAGAATTTCCTACCGCAGAAGATGCTCTTAAGTATGTTATGCAAAATGGTGCTAACGATACGTGGAAAATTGTTAAGGAGTTAAATATAATTGTGGGGTATACCTATGTCAATTAAACTTATTTTCGATGCACAGAGTAGTAGAGATATTATTAAAATAAAGATTAAAAATACTACACTTATTGATTTTACACTTGATGTAGGAGGCACACAGATTAGATTAAAATCTTCTCTACGCCCTGAGTGGGATAACGACACCCCTAATGTGTTGTTTTTACAAGGTTCTGATACAGAATTTGACAACGACTTTGTAGAAATCCCGAGAAAGAACTTAAAATATTTCCTCTTTGCAATATGGAAATATAATGAGCAGTTCCCACCACCCCCAGAAGGTATCTCATGGATTAATATACACAAATTTAAATGTAAACATTGCAATGGTATAAAATCAGTTACGCAATTCGATCAAACTAATTTTGAATATTGTTTAACTTGCAAAGATGATTTGAAAATATGTGCTAACTGTGGTAGACTATGTGCAGAACATATCTTTGAGGGAGAGTACTTCTGTAATAATTGTGTGTATAAAGATAGTTATTGTCAGATATGTGAACAAGAACATAAGGTAACAAGAAGACTTGGTGTTGTTGATTTTACAGATTATCATGGTGGCAATAAACATTTAGATAGTTGTGCAGATTGTTATGGTACAGACATTAACTTAGGGGCAGAGTTAACTTATACTTATAAACCTAAGATATTTAATTTTATGGATTATGATTTCAAAAAAGAAAAATATACTGTACTTAGTGCGCCATTAAATAACGTACTCTATATGGGTACAGAAATAGAGGCAGTGTTTTATGAAAAAAAGCATGTTAATGTAGTTTTAGGTAAAATCTTAGAACTAAATGATGGACACGAGCATGAAGTAATATATGCAAAGCATGATGGCACTATTTGTGACCCCGGTTCTGAAATTGTTACACATCCTTTAACACTAAATATGTTTAGGCATACTTCATGGGATAAATTGTTTGATAATGTAATTAAACCAGTTACTTATGGTATTGGTGGTCACATACACATAAACAAAACAGCCTTTGTTTCCCCCCTTCACGTATATAAGTTTTGTAAGTTTGTTAGAACAAATATTGAATACATGGAGTGGGTAGCAGAGCGACCACTACAAAGCGACTGGTGTAAAGCTTACTCCAATAATGGAAAAGCGACAAGAGTAGCAAAGAATTATAAAAAGAATTATAACCGAGATCGTTATGAAATGATTAATTTTACAAGCAATACTATTGAACTACGTTTTTTCTGGAGTCCTTCTAATACAGGGATGCTTTTAAAGAATGTGGAGTTTGTAGATGCGCTGTATAACTACACACGAGATGTAAAATTACACTTTGATTACATGGAGTTTGAAACTTATATATATAAACACAGTATTGCTTATCCTTATCTGTATAATTTTATGTTGAAGAGGGGTGACAAATACGCTACCTTTAGAACTAATTCAGAAATAGTCACAATGTATGCTGAAGTTGATACCGAAGAGGCTTGTTGTTCTTCGCCATGTGATCCTGATTCGTATTATATATGTGCTCGGTGTGGTGAAGACATTCCTGAAAATGAGGATTGGCTTTACGGCAATACCTACTATCATCATATCTGTTACAACGAAATGCGGGTAGACATTGCAGAAAATACTAATGATAATGGAGAGGAGGATTAATATGTGTCTTGCAATCGTTAAGCCAAAAGGTGTATCTATTTCAGAGGAGCATTTACATAATGGCTGGTTAAACAACGATCACGGTGCGGGTTTTGTTTGTATAACTAATGAAGGAGATTTCTTTGTACATAAATCTTTAACTTACGAAGGGTTTATAGATGTGTACCGAAATGCAGTTAAAGATTATGGTGATACATCTGATTTCTTAATTCATTTTAGGATAGCATCTAAAGGAAATGTAACATTAGATAATTGCCATCCTTTTATTGTGGATGAAGATAGGGTTATTATTCATAATGGAACTATGTATAATATAGATATAGATAAGAAGGATACTAGATCAGACACTAAAGTATTTGCAGAAGATTGGTTGTCTCAGCTTCCCGCTGATTGGGAAGACAATGAAATAATTAATCTTATGATTGAGGATTTTATAGGGGCATCTAAGATTGCTTTGCTTCATAGAACTAAAGGTGTTATTATTTATAATAAGGACAAGGGGGTTGTTGTAGACGGTAACTGGTATTCTAATAATACATATAAAAAATATGTGCCAATGATTGTACATAAAGATGATTATGATATGAGTCCTTGGCTTAAAGGAAACTACTACAAAGAACATAATAATAAACATAAATCTCTTAGTGATCCTATTATAAGTGATAGGCGTTGGGTTATATGTGATTGTTGTACTGAGTATGATGTGTATGCAGATATGAAAATTATTGGAGGTAAAACTTTATGTACAGATTGTTATAAGACAAGCGTTATTTGTGATTGTTGTGGTATTAGATATACCGAAGAGGGTGTAGATTATTACTATATCTTAGAGAGTACAGAAAATGCAGTACTTTGTGATGATTGTGCTCGTTGTCTTGAAGTAGAGAAAAAGATTGTAGAAGAAGAGGATATAGAAGATAAGGTAGTATCTGTCAATTAAGTCTATCTAAAGTATCTAAAGATATCTTCAGAGAAGATATCCACTATACCACAGACATTCCTTCTGAATGTCTTTCAACAAAGGAGAATATGTAAGTGAATGAAGATCAAGCAATACTTTCAGTGATGGTGATTATTGGTTTGCTAGGCTTTATATGTACTAAATTACAAGATATTTATAGACTTTTGAAGGAGAAGAATAATGCCTAAATGTGTAGCTTGTGATTCAGATTTACAAAAGAGTAGTGAAATGATTAGGGGTTATTGTGACACCTGTCAGGTGTCGATACGAACTGTATTTGATAAAGATGCCTATGCTCTTGGTCAATATCAGAAAGATACTAACACTTTAGATTGGACTAACTTAACAGAGAGTGATTATATATGAAATCTTTCTTTGAAGGGGAACTAGTAAGATATCGAGGTAGAGTAGTGGGTAACGTAGTTGGATTGTTTAATAGTGAAGACTACCCTAATGTATACACTGTGTTACAGCTTGAGGATAATGATGGTGTGTGTTGGTGGAGATGGGAAAATTGGACACTACCAAGGACTACAAACCCTAAGTTACGTGCTTTATGTAGGGGTAAACGTGTATATAATTTTCACATAGATGAATTACAGAAGGCCCAAACTAAGTTAGGTAATACACTATGATTGCATATTATATATTAAAAGATGATGATATTATTAACGCTGGCGATGAGTGGATTATTACCAATAATAAATCTTGGTATCGTATACAGGATAATTCTGTATGTGTAGGATACACCCCTAAAACATGGGATCAACAGGCATATTGTGAGGCTGGTTGGCAAGTTAGGAGAAAAATAACTAAAACTAAACTAGGGAATACAATTTAAGGACTAAATATGTTTAGCGAAGAGAGGATTAACTGTCCTGAGTGTGGAGATACACGTAGTAGATTATATATTAAGAAAGTGTCAGGTGGTTATATAAGGCATTGCCATAATAACGATTGTTATGCCGGACGAGGGTTTATCTCATCTGGATGTAGCACACCGAGAGAAACTATTAGCAATGTTACACACACCATCAGGCAGAATGAATTATCAACCGAGCAGACGGTGGGGCAAATCTATCTTCCACGAGATGCTACACCAGAGATACCACCAATCGGATTAAGTTGGTTGTATAGGTATTATATAACAGATGATGAGATACAGAAATATGGTATTTGTTATTCAGAACAATATCACAGATTAATATTACCTGTATATGATAACGCAGATTTAATCTACAGGCAAGGGAGAAGTCTCAAGTTACCTTATACAAAAGATAACCCAAAGTATTTAAACATAAGACAAAGTGGAGCTAAGAATGTATTCTTTAAGATAAAGTATCCACTATACCATCCTAGTTATCTTGTTGTAGTAGAGGATATTCTTTCAGCAATACGTGTGGGCAGAACACACAATAGTCTTGCTCTTTTAGGTTCATACTTCCCAACAACGATCCTAAACGAGTTTAGGGATTACGAAAATATAATAATTTATCTTGATTATGATAAAAGAGAGACTGCAATTAAACAAGCAATAAGATTTAATAAGTTAACAGGTAAACGATTTATAGTTAAACAACACCCATTTGACCCTAAAGTTTTAACTCACGTTCAATTAGAGGAGTATTTAAAAGATGACTAATCCAGAGAAATGGCCTATCGGTACAAAAGTAAAGTTTAATCATGATGGTTTAGAAGCACAAGGGACTATTATAGTACACGAAGGATATACTGTTATAGTTGTTATTGATGATAGTTGTGATGGGGGTTGGGAAATACATCATCATGAAGTACCTAGTACAAGAAAATATGACGAAAGACGTGGTTGGCATGTTCCTTGTTCTAAACTAGTGAAGTTAATTACACGCACTAAATTGGGGAATCAATTATGATAAACGATCTGTTAACAAATGCTGCATATTACTATCTAACCGATACAGATATTATACAAGAGGGGGATACATTTACGGATAGTAGGGGTGGTCTGGGGTATATACGGTGTCGTTCATCTGTAGGTAAAACAATAGCAGATGGTTTAGATTACTCTGGATTTTATAAAGTACGAAGACAACTTAAAATAACTAAATTAGGAAATCATATATGACACCAGAAATACTTATACTTAAATTATTTTTGAAGGATAAAGATAATTATATAAAGTATAGTCACATTATGACAAACTTAATTCTTGACAAAGAGTTCGTTATAATATATAAGACTATAGAAAAGTATTATGAAACAATACCAACACATAATTATATAAGTCAAGATGAGTATATTAATTTCTTTTTGTTGCACCATAACACACTAAAAGATAAGGAGATTATTCTTGAGTTAACTAAACAAATTTATGAAGTAGATGTATCAGATTCTTTAATGGGGGAGGTTATAAAAAATCTTTTAGAGAAAGATACCTGCAATAAGATTGTTCAAAAACTTCTGCCTGTGTTATCTGAAAATAAGTTTGGTGTTCTCTCTTCTATAGAGGGAGATTTACAATCTTATCTTAAGCTAGTAACAAAAGAAAATCAAGACACACCTTTTGAAGATACTCCTCTTGAAGACTTGCTAGAATCACATGTTACTGGTGAGGGATTGCATTGGAGATTGTCTTGTCTTAATGATGATATTGGCGCGCTGCGCCCCGGATATTTAGGGCATATGTTTGCTCGCACAGACTCAGGGAAAACTTCGTGGTTATGCTCAGAACTAGCTTTTATGGCAGAGCAGTTAGAGTATGACAACAGTGAACAAGATATAATTTGGTTTGGTAACGAAGAGAATGTTGGGCGTATTAAATTACGTTTGTATTCTGCTATGTTAAACGAACCTCTTGATCGTATTGTTCAATACAAAGATGTAGCACTAAAAAAGTTTAGTGAGCGTGGTGGTGATAGGATTAAATTTGTTGGACAAGTTCATGATATAAAGCAAATAAGAAATATTTGTTTTGAGTACAAACCTAAACTTATTGTCATAGATTCGGGAGATAAAGTATCTTTCTCAGGAGATAGTAAGTATGAAGGACCAAATAGATTAGGACAGTTGTACTATTTGTACAGACAACTTGTGGATGAGTTTGGTTTGATTGGTTTAACTGTCGGTCAAGCATCAGCAGAAGCAGCAGGTAAGAAATGGTTAGAGATGCACATGCTAGATAATTCTAAGACAGGTAAACCTAAAGAGATGGATTTTATTATTGGTTTAGGTAGGACTCTTGGTAGTGAAGAGGACGGTATCAGATACATTAATATACCAAAGAATAAGTTAGTTGGTAGGAATGGGAAGTATGCAATTAAATTTAACCCTGCAACGGGAAGGTTTAGTGACTTATGAGGAAACCAATAGATAAAATCATAGCTAAATTACGTAGATTAGATTCTAAAGCAGCAGATTATGTGCAACAACAATATAATGCTGGAATTATACAAGATTACAATGCTTATGACGAAGATCAAGCAATAACTTATTTATTTACTTGGTCTGAACAACCTCAAGGTAGGGAATACTGGGATACCTTATATCACTTATATCAGAATTTACCTAACCTCACACCTAAAGGAAACGAACTATGACTAGAAAACATCATATTGGTATAGCAGAAGTTATACAAGAAACCAGGCTTGAAAAAGAAGATAAAGCAAGACTTATAGAGAAATTAAGTTCTTATTTTATGACTGAAAACTATAACTTTAATATAGTAGAATTTATATCTGCTTGTTATGCTGATAATTTAAGAACAAGATGAGGTAATACTATATGAATACACTTTGCTTTGATTATGAGACGAGTAAGAAACCTAGACACTTACCTTGGATTAAAGGTTCCTTTGCTGTATCATTAGGTATATATCTTCAAGATGAAACTCCAGAAGATACTTACGGCTCTTATCATGAATGGATTATAAACCATAATGATTCTGAATCTACTTTTGATAAAAAAGAAGTACAATCTTTATTTGATTGGGCTGATGAGATTATAGGACACAATATATGCTTTGACTTACATTGGTTAAGACACTGTGGCATTATACTCAAACCTAATATTAAGATATATGATACTATGATAGCAGAGTATCTTCTTTCAGGTCAGACTAAGAAGTATGGTGACTTGTCTCTTGAAGATTTGTCAGAACAATATCTTGCTGTACCTAAAGATGATAAAGTTAAGCCTTATTGGTTAGCTGGCTATGAGACAGATGAGATTCCTTTGCCAATCCTTATGCCATACATGAAGAGAGATATAATAAATACTATGGAGCTATACGAGTTGCAACAGCCACGTATTGAAGCTAAAGGGATGCAGAAGTTAGTAAGACTGCAATCTGAATTAGTATCTGTTATAGAAGAGATGGAATGGAACGGAATGAAGGTAGATGTTGATCTTTGTAAGACAAGATTAGATGAATGCTTAGAGAAGAAGAAAGAACTTGAAGTAGAGTTGACAATGTTTATAGAGGATGTGTTACCAGAGTTGTATAATATTCCTATTAAATGGACAAGTGGGGATCATCTATCCACTATACTGTTTGGTGGTGATCTGATCTATGATGGAAAGGAAACTACAGAGAGAGTCTTAAAGGATGGTACAATTAAGTATGGTGAACGTAATGCTAAGTTAAAGATAGAGACAAAAGGTTTAGGATTTAAGCCGGGTAAGAAAACAGAGACAAAGAAAGCGGGATTCTATCAAACAGATAAGGCGCAGATGGAACAGCTAGTACCTAAAGGTAAAGCACAGAAAAGATTCCTAGAATTGCTTAGTGAAATATCTTCTATGGAGAAGTTAAGTGGAACATACTTCAAACCTTTCATAGAAGAGTCTATAGAAGGGGTCTTTCACCCACAGTATAACCAGACAGCAACAGTAACAGGTAGATTAACTTGTAGTAGATTGCACCAGATACCAAGGGATAGTGATACTGGAGTTAAAAGTGTGTTTATAACGAGCAAGTAGAAACTTGCTAGACACATCGAAGATGTGAGGAGAAACCTAAATATGTTTAGTCATACTTGTGGGGTTTGTGGTAGAGTAGAATATACTATAGATTGCACTGCGTCAACAACGAGATGCCCTTTCTGTGGTTCATTGGCTTTTGGTTTGCGTCCTAGAATAAGATTAAACAAGGAGAAAAAATAAATGGAATTTATTGGTTTTGGTAAAATACCTAGATTATCTAAAGAATGTATCATCACTGAAAAGATTGATGGGACGAATGCTCAGATTTATATAGCAGAGAATTGTAGCCCAATTACTCTTAAGTCAGGCAGGGTTGTTCCTTTTCTATGTGGTAGTAGAACCAGATGGATATTTCCAGAAAATGATAATGCTGGATTTGCAGCTTGGGCTTACTCAAATGTAGAAGGATTGCTTGAACTTGGACCCGGTTCTCACTTTGGGGAATGGTGGGGTTCTAAGATCGGCAGGAAGTATGGATTAGATCATAAAAGATTCTCTCTGTTTAATGTCGCTCGTTGGAATGATGGAGGAGGATTACGACCCCCGTGTTGTCATGCAGTACCTCAATTATACAAAGGAGATTTTTCTACAGAAAAGATAGACTTAGTTTTTAATATGTTAAAAGAACTTGGTTCAGTAGCATCCCCAGGTTTTATGAACCCTGAAGGAATTATTATATACCACACAGCAGCTAAACAATATTTCAAGAAGACTTTCGAATCCCTGTCTAAATGGGAGATTAATAAATTATAATATTATAAAGCTGGTAATTAATCTAAAAATATGTTATTATGTTATATATTATAGGGTCGGAACAAGCCGACCCATTAATACTTAATTAATATATGGGTTGGTTTTTAGAACCAACCCCTAATATTAAGCTTATCGGGCAGCTTTAACGATAGTTATTCTTTCAGAATAACCTTTCACTCGTGATTGAGTATCACTCATGCTGCCCTCTGTATGAGCATTTTTCAGATGCGAAAAAATGAAAGGAGAAAAGAAATGCCAAATGCGTCTCCCTCAGACCCCATCTTTAGCTGGAGAGATTTTATACAACCCGCACCACACTACACCACCTCAGATTGGTATCAAACTATGTATACAGCAACACCAGCTTCTCCCCCACTATCTTTTAATATTAATTATGCAGATATTGAAAGCTATCTAAACGGACTTTTGGGAATATCTAAAAAACAAAGGAGAACCCCCCTTGGAAACACACTCGATTAAAAGACAAATAAAAGGAAAACTAATCTTCACAGACCTTGACCCAGCATACCCGCCTAAAGTTAAAAGGGTGCGTAGGACTAAAAAAGAAATGGAGGCTGTACGAGCGCATGAAGCCGAGTGGGGAAGAAAGATAGGTAAGGATACCCCTAAACCTAAAAAGACCAGCCAGAAGCTAAATTTGGAAGTAGAACAAGTTATTTTGAAACCTAGCATGGCAGGTATTGATGCAGCATTTCGAGATGTGATGGGAACAACTAAACAAGTTGAGGGTTGGGTTAATGTGTTCGCAGATACTCGCGGCGGTTATTTTATAGGTTGTGATATCCATTATACCAGCGAAGAGGCTAAAGCAGTAGGGGATCGCTGTAGTAGGACTTGTTTAAAACCTATTCATATATCATTTACTATCAAGGAGTAACTATGAATCTTGCAGAGCAAGACAGGGTTAGCAAAGCTAGCTTTTATTATTTGAAAGATGATGATGTTATACAGGACGGGGATGAGTGGAATGTTAGGAATCAAAGTTCGTGGCACATGTGTGATACCTCTGTAGGGTTTAATAGCTTCGATTACGGAAATAAGCAGCACTTTGCGCTGGATTTAGAATGGAAAGTACGTAGACTTATTAAAACAACTAAGTTAGGAAATATGCTATGATCTGGTTCACCGCAGACTGCCATTACTATCATCATAACATGCTTATGCACAGGTCTTATGGCGTACATGATGGTACGCCTATCGAAGCACCTGCTATGCGTAGGTTTAGAACTACAGATGAGATGCACAAAGTATTAAAGAAAAGGTTTAATGAAGTCGTATCTCCTGACGATGTTACTTATCATCTTGGAGATTTTGCTTATGGACCGGGGGCTAAGTCTTGGCAGCAGCTTTCTAATATTGTTGAAGGTCTTAATGGCACTCATCATTTGATTCTAGGTAATCACGATCATCTTAAACCATTTGATTATCTTGAGGCTGGTTTCTTATCTGTTCATACTTCTTTGCTTATTCCTTTAGAGTTTGAATTTTATAGTGATAGGGTTACTCTTGTTCATGATCCTGCTGTTGCTGGTCGGGAACCGGAGAAGTTCTTTATTCACGGTCATACTCATTCACTAGGTAAGCACCTTAACAAGAATACGTACTGTGTATCTGTAGAACTTACAGATTATTACCCAGTACCAATAAGCGATATAGTATTTGGAGGTTAAATTAATGCTAAGATTCTTTTTGATTGTCTGCATAATTTTGTTAAGTGTCTATATAACTAGGGCAGAGGATGTGCCACAAAAATCAGTAGTATTATGTAAAGCACCTCTTGTAATTATACATAGTGTATGTAGTATTCCAGAAGATATGATTTTAGTTTATAAAGAAGAGGCAGTAGAGATATTTAAAAACTACTCAATAATGAAAAAAGAATATGATTCATGTGGTAAATTAGAAGAGTGGAAAGACTCGATGTTTTTCTAGGAGGTTACTTTTAACGTAGTTAAATCTGAAATTGACTATAAGGAGATTGCCTATGTGTACTTTTTATGAAAGTGATAGTAAATGTTTACACTACGATTCGTTTCAAGATTGGTGTAGAGAATGTTTAGATGATTGGTTCGCTATTATAGGTGAGGATAAATATTTAGTTTATAACGAAGATGAGGACGACAGATGAAAGAGTGGGCTTTAGCAGCAGGTATAGCAATCTGTGGTGGTTTCGTAATATGGTTTATTGTTGTAATAGTTTATGCTGTATGTACAGGGAACTTAATATAACTCAGAAAGGAGGTATAACTAATATTACTAGACTGTGATTTGAGTGCTTTAGAGTGGCGCGTAGGGGCTGAATTATCTCGTGATCTTATTATGATTCAAGAAATTGTAGACGGGATTGATATGCACACCAACAATGCTATCAATCTGTTTGGTGATGCTAAGTTTAGACAAGAAGCAAAAATTATTTCCTTCAGATTCCTCTATTCTGGAAGTGCTTACGGTTTTCATTTAGACTATCGTATGCCAAGATTAGGATTAAAACGATGGTTAGCAATTGAGGAGGAGTTCTATGATAAGTACCAAGGTTTAGGTAAATGGCAGAACGCAAACTATAGAGAGGTTTGTTCTACAGGTCTACTTAAATCTTTCACAGGAAGAGAATATGTTTTTAATAAATATGTAGATAAAGAAGGTGCTTGGGGATACTCCAGACCACAGGTAAGTAACTATATGGTACAAGGTACTGCTACTGCCGATATAATGCCTCTTTGTATGGTAGTAATCTTTAGGAGATTAAGAGCACAAGGTTACTTTGAGACTCCCAGTGTAAAGTTTATAAATCAAGTTCACGATAGTATTATCTTAGATATGCCTGAAAGACTAATAGAGGAGGTTGCTACAATTTGTATAGGTGTGTTTAGAGAAATCCCCGCACTCGTGCAAAACTATTGGGGATACAACTGGATCACTCCGATGAATGGGGAAGCTAAAGCAGGATTAACGTGGGATAAAATGGAGAAATTAAAGATATGAAATGTGACCGTTGTGGAGCAGAAGATTTTATATATTTTATTGGTGAAGAAGGATTGTGTGCTCAATGTTTTACTAATCCTCTACCACTAAAGAAGAAAGAAGAGTGAAAATAAAATCATGGATAAAACAAATTGAAGCACGACAAGTTGCACTTAGTAAAGAACGAGATAAGCTTGATGAAGTTATTGCAGAAATGAGCGAGTTGCAGGAGTGTTGTATAAGAGCACGGGAGGATTTACAATCTGCAAGGGATTCTCTTTCGGAGTTAGTATAAAATATAGCTTGACTTAATTGTAAAAATAGTGTATAATGTCTTATAATTTAAAATAACTTAAATGAGCCGAAAGGCGATTCGAAACAACGAAGTTAGCAAAGCTAACCAAAGTTAGTGAAACTAACAAGTTGTTTAGGGAGATTATTACATGGCTAAACAGTACGCGATTAAGCAGATCGAATACAATCAGAAAATGGCTGGTAAATATAACGGTGCTTTTCTACATACCGTTGCTGTAGAGAGTGAAGCAAAGCGTAGGGATTTTGTTTTCGAGAACAGTAAACAGTTTAAAGTTCTACAAGAATGTGCTGTTGGAAATATAGTTGAACTTAAGATTGTTAAGAACGGAGACTTCTTTAACCTAGCTAAAGATGATGATGCAATAGTTCTTATATCTAAAGAGAAATCAGAAGAAGTAACAGAAAAGCTTACTCCAGATAAATTACAAGAAATAGCAACAACTATCGCTTCTACTCCCACTAAATCTTACGGTGGGTATAAGGAAGACCCCGACAAACAAGCAGCTATCATTAGGCAGAATGCTCTTACCAACGCAACCAATCTTGTTATAGCAAAAGATGTTAATGGAATTTCAGAAGGTATGATTAAATCTATTTTATCTGTTGCTATTCAGTTTGCTAAGTTCACCTCTGGTGAAGATATGACAGAATATCTCTTAGAAGAAGATGTACCATTTGTACCCGACAAACCTAAACGTGGACCTAAAGCTAAAGAAGTTGCAGTAGAGCCTGATTGTGGTGGGGAGTTTGGCGAATAATTAAAGAGTAGTAGGGTGGGGCTAAACACCCCACCCAATCTATCCACTATACTATTAGCAACATTAGGGGATTATGTCTAAGAATAATCTAAAACCAGTAAAAGGATATGAGGAACAGTATTCAGTAACAACTACTGGTGATGTTTGGTCTCACTATTGGAATAAATGGTTTAAAATACAAACACATTCAAAATCGGGGTATAATTATGTTAGTTTGTATGATAAACAAAAGAATAGACGTTTTTGTAAATTAGTTCATAGACTTGTTGCCGAAACATATTTAAACCCACAAGATTTAACTTTGCAAGTAAACCATATTGATGGAAACAAGAGTAATAATTGTTTATCTAATTTAGAGTTTGTAACAGCAAGTAGAAATCATTATCATGCTTTTGAAATAGGATTAAGATATGGTATGAAAGAAGAGAATAATCCGGCAGCAAAATTAAATAGAGAAGATATTATAAATATTCGAAATAAAGTACAAAGGGGGGTTATACAAAAACAAATAGCAAAAGAATACAACATAGCACAAACAACTATATCAGCCATTAAAAGAAGAATAATCTGGTCAAATTTGTGACTCGCGTATGGAGGATGCTAAGATATGCAAGAAGAGAGAGTAAACGCAGTTCCCACCACCATAGAATCGGGGTTGTTATTTGTCAGGGATCAACTGTCATTAGCAGAGGCTTCAATCAGATACGCGCAGCTAGAATTGGGAGCACATATACGAGCTATCCAGAAAGTCTCCATGCAGAAAGACACGCAGCTATGCAAGTGCACCGAGAATCTATCCGAGGGGCAGACTTATTTATATGGAGAGAGACCAAAAAAGGATTACCAGCTAACTCAAGACCGTGTGAAAATTGCAGAAGACTTTTGGAGGAGTTGCAAATTAAAAGAATAATTCACTCAGATTCAGAGTTTCCGTTCTACAAAGTAGAGCGTCTTAACAGGAGTTAAGTATTATAAGATAGATATATTGTGAGGTATTAAAATGGGCCATGTTTATAATTTTATAGATTCAAAAATAGAGAACCTAGTTTTTTCAGAGTTTTTACCCGAGATGTTTCGTAGGGTTGGTTTAAAAGAAGGGGATATTAACGATCTAACTAAACTACCTAATTGGTTTACATCTGAACAATGGACAGAAGAAGATGAAAAGAAGTTTAAAGAGTGGTTAGTTCAACGTATTAGATACAAAGTTAAATTAACTAAACGAGCAGCAGAACAGGTTGCAGCTATGTTTATCTTAAACTATGGGTGGTCAACCGGAGTTGAAAAACAACTCGAACTTCCCTTAGTAGAATTAAATAATAACGATCTTATTTAAAGGTGCTTAATGATTAAGATAAAACCAGAATATATTCTCGAACTTGGTGCAAAGTATGGTCTTACTAATGAAATAGTAGGGTTCAATGATTTTGAACAACTCCTAATTTTGTTTAGTACAAAACTTTACGTTGAGGGTTTTAACGATGGGCATCAATCAGCAATAGATCATATGTTACTATCAACTTGTGATTGTTGGGAGGTTTAAGTGATAGAATGGTGTAGAGATTTAATTCAGATTTGTGTGTACGGTAGAAAAATAGAGTTTTATGAGGGTACTATGCCTTGTGGTGAAAACCCACAAACAAAAGAACTTGAAGTTTTATGTCCTGATTGTAGAACTTGGGTAAACAGAAGGGACTTTCTATCCGATTGGGATTGGTCAGGACCATCCTGTAGAAATTGTGGTTCTGGTGGATTGAGTTATTTTAGTAGGACAAATCACGTAACATCTGGTAAGAGTGGCATGTAATGATTTTTACAAATGTGCACGGACTTCCAGATGAAGTGGCAAAGGTTTTATCTAAAGACAGGTACGATAAAGGTTCTGAGCACAGCGATTATAGTGTGACTACCCTAAAGACCCCTCCTCGTATTGTGCAACTTCAACGTAGGCATAAAGAAGAACTGACAGAAGATGTTATTGATAATTTGTGGAGCATGTTTGGCAGCATGGCTCACAATATGTTAGAAGAGCACGGCTCAGATGATGCAGTTACGGAGAAAAGATTTTATCTTAATATATTAGATAGAATTATTTCTGGTCAGGTTGACCATTATAAAGATGGTGTTATCACAGATTATAAAGTTACATCTGCTTGGACTCTTGTTTATGGTTCTCGTGTTAAAGAATGGGAAGAGCAGCTTAATATGTATGCTTATCTCTGCACTAAGAGTGGTCTACCAGTAGAGCGTATTCGTATTGTAACTATTTTGAGGGACTGGGATCGTAATAAGGCACTACAGAATCAAGATTATCCACAAACACCAATTAAGATTATTCCAATAACTCTCTGGAGTTTAGACGAACAACAAGATTATATTGTAGAACGGGTATATGAACAAAAAGAAGCAGAGGATAAGAAAGATTTTGCTCTCCCGTTATGTACTTCTTCTGATATGTGGGAACGACCCTCCACATACGCTGTTATGAAAGAAGGAAGAAAGACAGCAGTACGGGTATTTGATACAGAGGAAGAAGCTAAAGCTTTTTTAATAGAATTAATTTCAAATGTAACTAAAAAAAGTGGTGGGGAGTTTATTCAAATACGGTCTGGAAAGCGGATTCGCTGTGAAGAATATTGCAACGTATCTTCATTTTGTAGTATACATCAGGAGTATTTAAAATCAAAAGAGATATCATAAAATATACATTCAAACAGATTAGGGAACAGCTTATTCTAAAGCATTTATATATTGTTCATATAATTGTGTTTAAAATACGAAAGAGATTTAATACCATCTCAGATAACGAAGATTTAATCTCTATTGGTACTATAGGTTTAATCAATGCTGTCGATAACTATAAGACTACCTTTGGAACTAAGTTGTCTACTTACGCTAGGAGGAAAGTATACGGAGCTATTCTGGATTTCTTCAGATCAGAGGACCACCTTTCCAGAAGTAACAGAACTAAAGTAAAGAAGGTAGAACAAGCAATATCTTATCTGGAGCACGAGTTAGGAAGAGAGAGCACCTTCGTTGAGATAGCTGAGAAATTACAAGTACCTTTAGAAAAGTATTATGATTATGTTTTAGAGACTAGGCAGATACAGGAAGATAGTGTAGACAATCCTTGTGAAGAAGGTGTGCCTACTGTTGATTTAGAACAGGACTCGTTTTATATTCCAGATAACTTGTTGTTATCAAAAGAATTTATAAACAATTTAATTGAAAATATCTACGCACTTCCAGAACGAGAGAGGGTTATTTTCTGTCTTTACTTTTATGAAGAATTACCTATGCGTCAGATTGGTTTATTTTTAAATTTACAGGAGTCTAGGATATCTCAATTGTTACAAAAGATTATAAAGATATTGAAGCTAGCTTTGCTAGCAGAGTCGGTAGAACCGACAGGAGAGTATTAATGATAGGGAGAGCAACTAGAGTTTCTATAATTAATAAAATATATGATGCAGAAGAGCCACTTCCATGCATAGGGAACTGTGATATATGTAGATATGTGGGATTATGTGATTACTTTACGCCTGTACGATACTATTACTATAAGGGGAGTATAAATGCCTAAGCACATGCAAAGCGGTCATACAATGACTTACGTACCCGGTGAAGGTGAAAAGCCAGGGAAATATGTTTACACACATAGATTAGAAATGGAAAAGAAGCTTGGTAGGAAGCTAAGACCTAATGAGATTGTACATCACAAGGATGGTAATCAAGATGGTAATGGTTCTACAGATAATATGAAAGTAGTGACAAGAGGGGAGCATAATACAATTGATCCTGAATTGCACAACGGAGGCAGGTCGAAAGGAAGCAAAAACAAGTGAACGAGTGGCTTGCAGTAGCTACATTTTTATCTTGTTTTATATTTGTAATACTTTATTCTGATAGGTTTTAAATGAAATACATTGAGAAAGAAAATACTATCCATAAAATTCCAGAGAATCAAATAGAGTACGCAGAGCTACAGAAAGAATACCCACACTTAAATAACTTTCGAAGTGTAATACAAGCATATAAAAAATGCCTTATTTGTGGTGATTTTCAAATGCCGGAGTTTGATAATAGGTGCGCGTGTAGGTTTGAAGGACAGATATGAAATTAGATTCTAAATTATTCTTCGCTCTACAATCCTTATTCTTACGAATCTTACAAGAGAGTTGTGATTGTAGACGAAAGGGAGATTTAACTATTGAGCAAAGAAAAGGTATCAAGAGCTACCTATTGGGATCGTCGAGAGGTACGCAGCGGTCTAGAAGCAAGAGTTAGAGAAGACCTAGATAATAGAAAAATTAAATACGAGTATGAGACTGTAGAACTTCCTTACATCAAAGAATACTGCCCCTCCTGCAAAGAACCAATCAAACGTGGTAAATACATACCAGATTTCATTATCGGGTCTATAATTGTAGAAGTTAAGGGCAGGTTTACTGCACAAGACAGGAAGAAGCACGTAGCTGTTAGAGAGATGAACCCCGATGTAGATATTAGAATATTATTTCAGAGGGATCAAAAGATTTCTAAGAACTCTACTACGAAGTATAGTACATGGTGCGATAAGAAAGGGATGGTGTATGCTTTCGGAGAAGTTGTACCCCAAGAATGGATTGAGGATTCTAAAAAATGATTGCTAGGATAGCTGCTACACTATTAATAGTAGGTGTGGGTTTATGGTTAGCCGACGAGAATGAAATAATTACAGGGTTGGGAGTAGGACTTATTGGATTGAGTATACTCACTATTATTTGGGGGATTTAGATGAAAATATTCGTACTACCTGACGCTCACGTAAAACCTAACACACCTTTAGAGCATTTAGAATATGCAGGACGTTGGTGTGCTGAGAAGCACGTAGATCACATCGTTTGTCTTGGTGATTTTGCTGATATGGAATCTCTATCTTCCTATGATATAGGCAAAAAATCCTTTGAAGGTAGGCGATATACTTATGATATTGGTGTGGCTCAAGAAGGTTTACGTTACTTTCTAGGTCCAATTAGAGATGAACAATATCGTCTTCGTAGAAATAAAGAGAGGCAATGGAATCCTAAATTAACTATGCTGTTAGGCAACCATGAGAATAGAATTAACAGAGCTGTTAATAACGATTCAAAACTTGATGGATTAATTTCTGTAGATGATTTATTATATGAGGAGTGGGGTTGGGATGTAATACCATATCTCCAAGTTAAAGTTATTGAAGGTGTAGCTTTTAGCCATTACTTCGTATCTGGGGTCATGGGTAGACCAGTAGGTTCAGCTAGGATGCTCCTGACTAAGCACCATATGAGTTGTGTAGCTGGTCATCTGCAAGGAAAAGACCTTGCCTATAGTAAAAGTGCTGACGGAAGAACAATGACAGCCATTATCGCAGGATCATATTATCAACATGAGGAGGAGTATCTGAATGCACAAACTAATGTACATTGGCGTGGGTGTTTTCAATTAAATGATGTAGACAACGGCGATTTTGATGAATTACCTTTAAGTTTAAAATATTTAAAAAATAAATATGGAAAATAGTTGTGAATTTATTTTGGACTAAAGTTGATGTTTGTGGGGAAGACGACTGTTGGAATTGGTTAGCTAGTACTAATGGACGCGGTTATGGTAGATTCAGGTATCAAGGCATAAAGGTTGGGGCACATAGGTTAGCGCGGGCTTTAGAAAATAATAAAGAAATGCCTAAAGACCTATGTGTTCTACATCGTTGTGACAATCCTAGATGCTGCAATCCCAAACACCTATCTGTAGGAACTCGATCAGATAATATGCAAGACATGGTTTTGAAAGGACGTAAATATACTACTAAAGGTGCAGATAATTTCTTTTCTAAAAATTTATTTCCTAAATGTGGCGAACAACATCCACAAGCAAAACTTACTGAAGAAAATGTGTTAATGATAAGAGAAGCATATACTAATGGGGAGTCTCAAAATAGTATTAGTAGGAGATTAAATATATCTCAAATGCATATTTCTAATATTTGTTCTAGAAAGCGGTGGGCACACATATGAAAATTAAAGTCTGTCTTAAATGTGGTAGTACAAATATTAATTGTCATTCGTTTGATTTTTATAACTTCTGTATAGATTGTGGTGAGGAGTGGGAAGTCTAATATGAAAGTTAAATGTGCTTGTGGTAAAATGGCTACATGGTCGTACATGCCCCAACATGAGGAAGAGAACTTAGATTTCTGTGATACTTGTGTACCAAGAGGTTGTTCTTGTAACGATGTAGCTTATTTAGTAGATGGGTCTGAACCAACGTATGAACAACTATACGATGATGACACTAAAATAATTTATATTCAAGCAGAAGATACAGAAGGTAGGCATTACCCCTGCTGTGAATATTGGTACGATGAAGAAGGGTGGGATGATGAAACTAAAATTATGTCCAATTTGTAAAGAATATCTTAATGAAACTGAAGACGAAGAGTGGTGCTCTAAGTGTGATTATTTTATTTTTATTGAGCAAAAACAACCTAAGACCTTTAGAGTTAACAAAGTTGACAAGGGTTTGCGTGGCAAATTAGGAGAAGAATGAATAAAGATATTGTACCCCGATTTGTATTACTAGCTATTTATGATGGTGTACCTAGTTATGTAGAGACTAGATATAATATAATAAACAATATAACAATAATGGCAGATGGTGGGGGGATATTCACATTAAACACAGACTCTTATCCTAATAGATATCCAGATATCGGAGACTACGATAGAGATTGGGTGAAGTGTTTTGCTGAATATGTTAGTAAATGGTTTTGGAGAAAACATCCTATGCAACACGGTCATGAGTTTTTTGTAGCTAGGGTTGAGATTAATCATGATAATTTTATTGAAATAATATGGGGGTCTAGATAATGTCAGAAATGATTCGTGTTTGTACTGTTTGTGGTAAAGAGTTTGATACAGCTCCTTATTATATTCGTGAAGGAAAAGATTGGATGCCAGTTTGTTCTCCCTACTGTTTAAGATTGAAGGATAGAGCAGAGGATACTTTAAAGTATGAATAGTGCAAGTGTAAAATATACAATGTCTGTTGATGAGTTATTAGCACTTCATAAAGATACTTGTGAGAATTGTTTAGAAGTAATGAAGAAAAAAAACCATGATTACACTTCCGGCGGTTCTGTATTTGCTAATTTTAAAGATTCTGCTATTCTTGGAGTACACCCTATTATTGGTATTCTTATTCGTTGTATAGATAAGTTTAAACGTATTCAAACTCATACAACTAAGGGTGCCCTTCTTGTTGAGGGTGAGGGGGTTCTGGATGCGTTTGATGATGTTATTAATTACATGATACTTGCAAAAGGTATTATTATGGAAGAGCAAAACCAAAGAGATTGTGGGGATATATGATACCAACACTACAGCAGTTGAACTTCGACTTAAATCTTCTGTACACTATAGCTAGAACAGTTTTACCTAAAGATATTCTTGAAGCACTCATGTACGGTTCAGATTTTGATGATCCTAAAGAAGAAGATATAGAGGATATTAAAATGCTAATTAAAAATAATGAAGGCCGTGTGTGGGCAAGGAGGGTTTTAAATATATAGTCGTAAAACAGAGTATCGTAGAGAAGGTATAATACAATCAAATAAAAACAGACGAAAATATAGTTTTACAGTAGAACAAGTAGAACATATGTTTAACTTAAGAATTTTAGGGTGGTCTCAACAAAAAATAGCAGATAAGTTTCAAACTAAGCAGGGAACCATATCTCAAATTTTGAGAGGAGCTATTTGTGGAATCTGAAAAAGATTACTGTGAACACATATTTAGTTATGAAGAAGGTGTAGATGAAGCTTGGTTAAATTATAAACCAAAACACCCCAATAATTTTTGTGAAGGACTTGATGTTATATTCAAGTATTGTCCGCTATGCGGGGAAAGATTGGAGTTACAATATGAATAACATATGTAGTGTGTGTAAAGGTGCTTGTTGTGAGACAATTATCGTGTCTCCTAGACAATGGGGCTGGTCTGATGATGAAATACATTGGGTGGAATTACATGGTAACTTAGAGAATGGGTGTGTGCGAATGTTTTGTCCTTGTAGGAATCTCGTGGATGGTGTTTGTGCTGCTTATGAGGATAGACCTAAGATGTGTGACGATTATGTAGTGGGTTCGGGAAGTTGTAGAGAAGCAATTAGATTGTTACGATCTAAAGAAAAACAAAAAACTTTGTTTAGTATGATGAATGAGTAGTGTAAGGTACATTAAATAGAATAGGGGGTCTTTATGACCCCCTTATTTATTTATCTAACTCTGAAACAATCCGAGTTAGTTTCCACACCAGTTTTTCTAATATATCTAACCCTCTAGTTTTTAAAACAGATTTAGTTTCTTCATTAATTACTAACTCTATTAGAGTATCGTTAAACTCAACCATTTCATTTGTTATGGTGTGAATTAATTCATGTATTAAATACTCTTCTAAGGTATCTCCTGATTCATTACTTAAAATAATTAAACTGTGTTGTCTCTCTTCAGTAGAAGTATTCATACCCCTAGAGTAACCAGACTCAAATCCTACAGCTTCTTCAATCTCTCTGTATTTTTTAGGACACTCTAACTGTATATCTAAATCCCAATCCTCTAATTTAAGAATCTTCTTCCACTTAGATATTAGTTCTTTCAGTTCTTTAGTTAATTTCAATATAAGTATCCTATCAACTCCATTGATTGTGTGTATATCCTGTGAGGATATCCATTATACCATTAAGTTATTGTGCTTTATATTTAAGCAAGAACTCTTGCCACTGGGCCTCACGCCCTAATAACATATTAATATCCTGCCCACACGCGGATAAAGCCTGATCCGCAGTATCCCCCTCTTTCAGCATTTTAATCTGCAACTCAGGTCTTGCAGGGAAATCAGGTAGGTCAACCAGCACCGGTACGGCAATATTAGTGGGGGTGCAGAGAGTGCCACAGCCTGTTATTAGCAGACAAATCGCCAAGCAAATTGTCAATGTTAAGGTTTTCATTTGTCACCCACTATCTCAGGAATCAATTTGATAAACTCGTTTACTGCGCCCTTACAATCATTCTTAGGAAGGTTAGCTAACTTCGCTTGCAGATTCTTTGCCTTCACTGCTTGTATGTCACCAATAGCTTTAGCAGCATCAATGGCGACAGCCATCTGTTTTACTCTAGCATCTCCCGCTGCTTTTAAAGTTAAGATTGAAGAGTTTTGAATAATGATATCTTTCTTTGCTGACTCCCACCCCGCTTGTGCTTTAGCAGTTTGATTGTGCGAAATATAGAGTCTGATCGACTGAACTCCAGATAATATGGATAGCACTAGGACAGCACCCACTAGGGCGTACTGCACAATTCTAATACTTAATACCGCGTTAATTGCTTGTAGGATTCCCACTAGATTACCCCTTTGTTTCAGTAGTTGTAGAAGTTTGTGTTGTAGATGCTGTTGTGTTACCACTTCTAATATCACTGTATGCACTCGCAGCTCTACCTGCTGCCGCACCAGTAACTAGAATCCCCGCTAACCATTTAATAAGACTAGAGAAGGATTCGTTTACCTCTGGGACTACTATCTTTATAGATAGGTTGGGAGATATTGCCACCCCTATTAATATCCCTGCTAAAGTAGTTAACAATAAAAATAACATTACTCTGTTATTAGAGGGTGTCCCGTCAGGCTCTGAAAATTGCTTTTGTATAAACTCAGTAAACTTCACGCTATAATTATCCCTTATTCTGTGCCATTAGTTTGAACGGCCAGAGATATATGGTGCTAAGTTCTAACTTACCTTCTGCCATTGCACCCATAACTGTAAACACGCAACCTGCAACAGAGTAAAGAATCGCTGCTACCAAGATAAAAATAAAGATGTTCATTTGTTCCCCTTTCGTGATACTACTTTTGAGATATTGTCATACCTGCGCTGGCAATCAGCGGGGTGCTCTCTACCG